GTGCCTTATGTTTTTAGAAATATTATGGATAATAATAGCGATCATTCTTTTCAATCTTAAAAGCATACCAAAATAACCTTATTACCCTGCTTACTCTTTTGATTCTTGCTCTTTCTCTTCTTCCTCTTCAACTTCCTCTACAACTTCAATCTCTTTCTTAGTTTCATTACTAATTTCAATTATGTTGCCCATTAACTGACCTAACCTGGTTTCTACCTCTTTTCTACTCATTTGATCTATTTTACCAAACATAACCTCTTTTCTATCCACAATTAAGCCACCAACCCTCAACAAAGAGTTCTGGGCAGATATGGCCGCATTAAAAGAACCTGCAGCTAGAGCCTTATCCCTAATATCATATAAGTCCTGGACTGCCCTATCAAAGTTGAGTTCATACTTCTTTTTAACTTCATTTGATAAAAAATTAAACTCTTTTCTAACAAGTTCATTTTTAAATACATTTACAGCAGCTTGTCTTGGATCTTTGTAACCAGCTTTACTTGCACACTCTATAAGGGATAGTCTTGGATTATTTACAGCTATCCAAACAAAGTTTCTTTGTCTTCTGGTAAGTTTATTATCTAGGTTGGCAAATTCAACGGGGACGTCTTCTTGATCGGATATGATTGCTTCGTATTCTAGTTTGTGTTTCTTAAATCCCATATTAAGCAAATTAGGGTGTCATGCTTATTTTAATACTAGCCTACCCCACATTACCCTAATATGTATTGAGAGGATAGTTTAGAGATCTATACTTTGTCAAGTATTATCTTATAAATATATATACTTTTCTTTATTGCCTATGACAAAAATGCCAAAAATCAAATATTCGTCAAAAGCCCATTCCTATCATGTTTTTTAGCGTCATTATAGTCTTGACAATAATAGACAATAATAGGTGGGCGATAAAAACTTAACAATTAGAGGATATTCTTATCGCCCTTACAGTAAGTTATGTTTGGGTTTTGTCTTACTGTAAAACTAAATTCTATCAAAAAGCAGTATAAATAATCCAGGAATTGCAAAACTTGCAACAAAGAACCAGAAGAAGAATTGTAATACTTCAATCATTTTTTTCCTCTGTTTCAATTTTTTGATGATACACAAGCACTAAAGACTCACACTCTGGGCAAGATAAATTGCTAACTATATCGTATTCCTCATTACCGTAATCTTCTCCAGAATGATCTCCACCCCAGATGAGCTTTGTTTGGCAAACCCAACACTTCATATTAAACTCTCCTGGCTATTATCTTCATCATAAAAATTAATAAGATCTCCTTGCGGATCTAAACAATCCATACCTACATTTTCTTTGTAGTATTTTTTGTATCCTTCTAACAATGAATTAATTTTTTTTGTGTTGTAATCATCTACAGCTTGATCATAAGATAGCCTTGACATCATATACAATTCGCCTGATTTACTCATATTATCTCCATAATGTTATGTAATAAATTAATTTTACATAATGTATTGTAATATGTCTATACTTTGTTTATACTTAAACAATATTTTTGACGGAGGTAATATGTCAATAGATACAAACAGTATGGCTAGTGTGCTTATGGACACACAAATTAACAATATTCAACAACAACAAAAGCAAGACGCTATTAACTACCTGGTGCATGAACTAAAGGTATCATTAGTAAACTTACTTGATGAAGTTGAGAAGATTGAACAAAAAGTAAATCTTATTACAAATGGGGGTGAATAATGAGCAAACAAGAAAAGTATATAGAAAAAAATAATGATCTAGCTTTTAATTTAACTATCAAACTTTTAGAAGACTATGCTAAAAAATGCCAAGTAGATCCAGATAACAACATAATGGATCCAATTTTAGGTACATATAATTTAGTAAATCAATTAGCAATAGGACTTTTATACAAAGCTGACGGTCATATTGATGATGCAATTGATATTATGAATATCGCCATACAAGATGCTAAAGAAGTTGTAGAGCATACAAGAGAGGCATCATGATTGATAACCCACCACTACCAGATTCACTAAAAAGTCATCAGCACGTAGCTATTGGCGATACTATATATTTTCCAGGTATGGATAATGCATATTATCATCAATCACCAGGCGTGTCTTCATCTACCTTAAGGAGGTTTAGACAATCGCAGTTACATGCTATGCAAGAGGTGGTAGAGCCAACACCTGCTATGCAGTTCGGTTCTGCCGCCCACTCTCTTATTGTAGAGGGCGAGAACGCATTTAATAACGAGGTTGCAGTTATATCTGGATCTCCGTATACAAATGCAAACAAACAACTAAAACGTGATTACGAAGATAGAGGTATGTTAGTAATCACACAAGACAAAAGGGACACTTTGTTTCGCATGAAAGATAATCTTATTGAAGAAGCAAGAAAGTTCCTTGACGTTGATCAGGGCGAGTATCCTGGAGTTTTTACCAAGCCATACGAAAACTCCTTGTACTGGTGGGAGCAAGATGTACTCCTCAAGCTAAGGTCTGATGTTATCAGACACCCAGTAGTGCAACCGTATTCAGATGAATCTATTGTAGTTATTGATTACAAGACTACAAGTGATTGCTCCGTATCTGGATTTACTCGCTCTATCAGACGTTATCAATATGATTTACAGGCCGCTTTTTATAGAAGAGGTTATCAAAAAGCTGGTTTCAAAGTAGAAGATTTCTTATTTGTTGCACAAGAAACCAAAGCTCCATTTGCAACCAAAATATTCAAAATGCATGATGAAGATATGGACAGGGGATGGGATCAACTAGAGAAAACGCTTGGAGATTATAAATCAGTTAGGGACGGGGAAAGACCTACTATTTATAATACTCCAAGCATAGTTGAAGTTATGTTGGGATACGAGTTTGAGTAAAGGCAATAAGCAAAGACCAGGAAACTACGATAAGTGGAGTGAGGGCTGGGATAGAATATTTAAGAAAAAAAAAGAAAGGGACATCACTAAACTTAAAAACGTATGGGAAGAGAAGTTTAATAAAAAGGAGAAACAAAATGAAACTTAAATTTGAAAGCGGTAAAAACACTAAATTAGTAAGCTTTAAGGTAGATCCGCAAACAAGCAAAAACTTAAATGCTATCAGAAATACTTACTCTAAAGAATCAAAAAGAAGAGTAACAACTGGTGAAATTGTAAAACAACTTATCAACTTACATCATAAAGAATTATTTGATAATGATAGTTGGGTGCAAATGCAAGAAAATATGTTGGAGAAACAATATGAAAGAAACAGATAACGTAAATGACCCAGTAAATCACCCTATACATTATCGAACAGGGTCTGTTGAATGTATAGACGCAATAGAGTCAGCTTTAACCTTTGAGCAGTTTTATGGGTATTGTAAAGCAGCAGCTATTAAATATATCTGGAGAGCTGATCACAAAGATGCGAACATCCAGGACTTAGATAAAGCTATCTGGTATCTAACTAGAGCTCGTAATAAACTTGAAGAAAGATGATGGATATGAGTTTTTATGCTGTTGTTGGTATATTGTTACTTATGATATACGCACTTATAGAAAATAAATAATGGAATTTGATAACATAAAATATTTATACGGTTGCTTAGATAATGAAAGATCTAAGCTTAACCATTTGATAACAGCGGCAGTAAGTTCAAGACAGGACGTAGATAATCCTATAATAAAACAACAAGAAGAAGTAATTAAAACTTTAGTTCAAAAGATAAAAAGGATAGAACAACAAAATGGGAACATTTGAAGATATACATAAATGCGTTATCTGTAAAGGTGATATAGAAATCAAAAGAACCGTTGATGGCGTAGCTTATTGGAATAGAGGTCATAATGCTTGGCCAGTAGCACAAGGTAATTGTTGCTACAAATGTGAAGAGAATAAGGTATTACCCAGGCGGAAACTCAAAGCTTTATTTAATGATTAAAAAAGGGGCTTAACGCCCCTTAGTTTTATCCCAGATCGGGTGGAACTGCCGCAGGGGGTGGCGACATACCACCAGTATCAGCAGGTAAATAGCGTAATACTTTGTTTTTACTACCAGTCCTCTCATTACCCTCGTTATCAGTCCAGTTATTCTCAACTTCTTTAACAGTAAGCATGAGCTCCTTTCCAATATAGTCTTGAGCAGAACTTGGTGGTTGTTTAACAAAACCTACAGCTTTACTAAGTCTAGTAAATATATCTGTAGATATTTGTTTGATTTCTTCCCTAGGATCCCACAAGTTAAACCACTCGTTATGATCCCTATAATTACCCTCAGCTATCTGAAAGGTCATCTTTAAAGTCCAATTACCGTTTTGAGATTTGTATTTCTCAGCTTGGATAATTCTTGCAGCATGATCACCAGACGGAGCCACACCAGGCCCCGCAGGTTTATCTTCTACCTCTACATAAGTTATGTCATCAAAATCAGACATTTCCAATCTCCTTCACATTATCTGTGTTATTTGCTACGGCTGTAAAACCTAGCTTTTCTATTAATGCAGTAAGATTTGGAACTTCAAAAGCTTCTAACTTACCACTCCTATCCTTAGCAACGTAGCCTTGTCCAACTCTGGTTTGTAACCATCTGGCTTGTACTGCGTTACCCTCCGCATCTGTATCATCTATAACTCTAAGAGCTAAGACTTCATCAAAGAAATAAGTAATAGACTGACCAAGCTTTGTGCCAACCATTTTTGGTTCGTGCATAAAGACTCCATCACTATTTACCTTTTCCTCTTTACAAATAAACATGACATGCATATTCAAATCACGAAAAGCACGCATCACATTTGTTACAGACTCCTGAACTTCCCCGTAAGCCTTACGAGGATCTTTGTGTCTAGCTTTCTCCTGTTGCAATAACAGTTCGCTGATTTCAGAAATAGAATCCAGACAAACCGTATCGTATTGAAGTTGGCCAGTTTTGAGCAACTCATGAAGTTGCATAAGCTCTGATGCTTCTTTTACTTCTATAGCATCTACGTTTGTAGCGTCTTTGATAGAAAGCAATCCAGCCTCAGCACTAATTACCAACACCCTACCTGGTGCTGTTTTTGCAAGAGAAGTTTTACCTGCTCCAGCCATTCCATACACAAGAACTTTAGCTCCTTGGTTCTGGACTAGCTTTTCTGGTGAAACAATCCTGCTCGATAAATCATTATTCATAATATGGTTCCTCCGTAAATAAATAATAAGTTTGCTTATTATATACTAAGAAGATACAATGTGTAAAATATTATTTTTGCAAACTGTAAGGAGGTTAAATGGAAAATGCAATTGAAGACTTTGTTTGGATTGCTAACTATTATCATAGAGTAAATTCAATATCCAGGCAAGAGTTAAGGAGATTAGAGAATATGGGTATAGAGCCAAAGTATAAAGATAGAAAGGTAGAACCAATTACTTTGTCAAAATACATACAGTTTTTAGGCAAAGAAAAAGCAGCAAAAGATTGGGATGTATCAGAACATACAGTTGAAGCCTGGAGATATGGACACAGGCAACCATCAATCAGACAAGCTAAAAAGATCATTAAACTTACAGAGGGGAGACTAAACTTTGAGGGTATATATGGCAACATAGCAGATCTACTTGTAGAGGATTAGCTATGTTTGACTTTAATCTGTCTGAGGAAGAGGCAGCGTTAGATATTGCCTTGGCATATTATGATGAGGGTTATAACGTTGTCCCGTTACAAAGATCTAATAAAAAACCACCTCCATTTTTAAAAGGCTGGGAACAATACAAAAACGAAAGGCCTTGTCGTAGCACTGTTGAAGAATGGTTTACTGATCGTGATAATCTAGTTGTAGCATTAGTTTGCGGTAAGTTTATTGTCGTAGATGCAGATTCTCCAGAAGCTATGACTTGGGTTGAAGAAAATTTACCAACTTGTCCTTACAAAGTGAGAACTGGTAAAGGCATGCATTACTATTATAATAATCCAGAAAACTACACTACATTTGCAACAAGAAGAACAAATGATACGCCTGTTGAAAGGCTGATAGATTTAAGGGGTGTTGGTGGACTCATAATTGCTCCATTCAACCGTCATGCGAACGGTCAGATGTATAAGCCAATACCCCTACCTGGTTGGGATATATTTGATCACAAAGATTTACCAGACTTTACACCCAAAGAATTTGAAAAGATTACTGGTGTTCCAAAACAAGATAGCGTGCAAAAGACCGCACCATTTTCTTTAACTGGTGTAAATGAGGGATCACGTAACGATAATGCAGCACGTATAGCAGGTTATTTAATATCTAAAAACGTGAATTTAGATTTTGTAAAAATATTCTTACACAACTGGAACAAAGAAAACTCTCCACCATTACCACAAGAAGAAGTATATTCCGTAGTTGATAATGTTAAAAAGACACACGATAGAAAAAACCAGCTTGCACCTTTGTTTGTGCAAACCAAAGAAGACATAAGACCGCCAGAAGATTTATTTAATCCACCAGGATTATTAAAAGATATGTTTGATTATTGTGAGGAGATAGCACAAGTGTCGCAACCAGAATTATCTCTTGTAGCCGCACTATCCTTAGCTAGTGTTACTTGTGGCAGGATATTTAAAACAAACATGAATAACTTTTCTAGCATGTATTTCATGTGTATTGCCAAGTCAGGACAAGGAAAGGAGAACATAAAAACCTTTGTTGAAGCAGTTTTAAACGCCTCTGAGCACGATAAATTAGTAGTAGGTGATGGATATACCTCTAGTGGTGCTGTGCACTCAGTATTAAAGATGAGGCCTACACATGTAACAATAATGGA